CAACAGGGGTTATGTCCGTAGACTCTAGTGATGTAATGTGGCACATGGTTAACGCAATCAAAGAGTTAAACGCAGAAGTTCAATCTTTAAAATCTAAACTAGGAGTATAAAATGGCAACAGTAAACACATGGGTATGGACAATCACATCAATGCAACAATGGCCTAGCGGTACAAACGCAGGATATGTAGTAAATGTTAACTGGTTATTAACTGGTACTGACGGAACACAAACCGCTAGTATCCAAGGAAATACTCAGTACCCCGTAACTGAAGCACAAGCAGGTTTCACGCCCTACGCATCTTTAACTCAAGCAACAGTCATTGGTTGGGTACAGGAATCCTTGGGCGCAACAGGCATATCTAATTATGAAGCAAATGTGCAAGGACAAATTAACAGTTTGGAAAACCCACCTGTTAGCCCAGTCACACAACCGTTACCTTGGGCGGCATGAACACAATCATTACAACCCTAAAGTCAAAACAAGTCCTTTGGGCACTCGTTATTGCTATCCTATCGGTTTTACAAGGTTTCCTATTTGAGCTATCCCTAACTCCTATCCATCAAATGATAGTGGGTTGTATAATTTCTGTGGTCGTAGTGTTACTACGATTTATTGAAACCCCACAAGGGTAACCGGCTTCCCTATCTTAAGCCGAACAAATGGAGTTATTCATGGAAAAACTATCTTTATCAGTTCAATTGGTCAATGCAGTTGCAGGTTATCTTGCGACTAAGCCTTATCAAGAGGTATTTCAGTTGCTTCAAGGTCTTCAACAAGAATCTAAAGGACAATTGAAAACAGGTGTTGAACAAGCGGCTGAACCCGCTCAAACCACAGTGCAGTAATGGACCCATTTACCCTTGCTATGATGGCTATTTCCGCCGTAAAAAGCGGTGTAGCCATGTACAAGGAGGCTAAGTCAGTTGGCAAAGAGGCTATTGGGGTAATTACAGAAATCTCCGATGGCCTTTCTTCTTTTTTTGAACATCAAGAAAAGGCAATTGAACATGTTAAAGAAATGGAAAAGAATCCGCCTAAAGGTAAAAGTTTACAAGCCATTGCGCTTGACAACGTACTAAGACGTAAGAAACTGGAACAGGCAGAAGCGGATTTAAGAACGATGCTAACCTGGGAAGCACCGCCAGAGCTAGGCGCTTTATGGTCTGAATTCGAGAAAGAACGTGCAAGGCTCATGGCAAAGAAAGATAGCTTTGATAAAGCTCAAAAAAAAAGGATGCAAGAGAGGCCAGAGAACGGAAAGAATCAAGAGATGTATTTCAATTTAGACTTGTTGTATGCTCTGCCGTGCTTATCTTTGCACTCGCTTGCGTAGGATTGATGTTCTATATAAGACAAGATTATTTGAAAAAAAGAGAACAGGAAAGTTGGCACATAGAATTTAAAAAGAATTTCTTAGAAGATGATAAGTTAATAGAATGTTATGTGATGTTTAAACAGACAGGGTATCTTCCAAAGTATTGCAAGGAGTGATTATGGATTGGATTAAAACAATAGCACCTACGATATTTAGTGCAATTGGAGGACCACTGGGTGGTTTGGCGTATGAAATGGTATCAAAGGTTCTTGGTGTATCCCAGGACGATGCTAAAAAAATGCTAGATGATGGTAAATTATCTTCAGACCAGATTGCCGCAGTGCAACAAGCCGAGATAGCTTTAAAAGCCAAAGCACAAGAATTAAACCTAGATTTTGAGCAATTAGCCGTTCAAGACAGAAGTTCTGCTAGAACGATGCAGATTGCTACTCAGTCTTGGATACCTCCTGTTCTTGCTATAGGAATCACAGGCGGTTTCTTTGGAATACTCTTTGGTCTGATGTATGGTCAAGTTCAGCATACACCTCAGATTGACATTATGTTGGGTTCGCTAGGTACTGCTTGGACAGGCGTAGTTGCTTTTTATTTTGGTTCATCAGCGGGTAGTCAGAAAAAAGACGAACTTTTACATCAATCAACACCAGTTTCAAAATGATTAATTCAAGAAATTTAAATGATTTACTTCCAGAAGTTAAAGCAAGGGTTGATAAGTTTATTGAAGCTTGCAATCATAATGGGATTGACCTACTCGTTACATCTACATATAGGGATAATGAGAGCCAAGCTCAACTTTACGCACAAGGTAGAACTGCTCCGGGTAAAATTGTTACAAATGCGGGACCCGGTGATAGCTACCACAATTACCGTTGCGCTATCGATGTTGTACCATTACTTAATGGTAAACCAGACTGGGATGGTAGCCATCCAGTATGGGCAGAAATAGGTAGAATTGGAAAAGAATCCGGCTTAGAGTGGGCCGGAGATTGGAAATCATTTAAAGAATTGGCTCACTTCCAATACACGAACGGACTAACTTTAGCTCAACTCAAAGAGGGCACAGTCATTGTGTGATGGTTAATGCCTCAAAAGAAGATAACGTTTAAACCAGGAATCAACCAAGAAAATACTCGCTATGTAACCGAGGGAGGATGGTACGACGGCGATAAGGTTAGGTTTCGCCAGGGATTCCCGGAGAAGATTGGCGGATGGACTCAATGGACATCGGCTACATTTCTAGGTGTATGTCGTTCGCTATGGAACTGGGTAACCCTAGCCGGTTTAAACCTTCTGGGATTTGGAACCAATTTTAAATATTACATTGAGCAAGGCGGTACGTTCTACGACATTACACCGCTTAGATACACATCGGCATCGCTCATACTATCCAGTCCATTTACAACGACCAATGCATCGCCCACGGTTCAAGTTACTTCACCTGGGATTAATTTATTTACAGGCGATATCGTTAACATCAGCAATGTGGCGATAACGGTTAATGGTATACCCGCATCTTACTTAAACAATCAATTTAAAGTTACCCGGGTTGATGCAAATAACTTCACCATCAACGCAGGATACAACGCCACAAGTGGAAGCTCAGGCGTTGGAGGCTCGGTAACGGTACAGTATTTTACGTATTACTTTATTATTCAAAGCATTCAAACCGTGTCAGGCTCTGCAACGGTTACAGTTAACGCCACAGCCAATGGTTGTGTAAACGGCGACTTCGTTTATTTTGGTACTCCAATTACTTACAACGGAGTCACGATATCCGGTTGGTATCAAATCATGTTGGCGCTTACCAATTCTTATACGATTCTTGCGTCCAATAACGCATCAGGAACAGGTACAGATACACTCAGTTCTTATTATGTTCAGTACCAAATCAATACTGGAACGGCGATAAGTGTTCCTCAAACCGGATGGGGCGCAGGAGGTTGGGGACTGGGAACCTGGGGCAATGGCGTATCAAGCACACAACAGTTACAGATATGGTCACAGGGCAACTTTGGTGAGAACTTGATTTACGGTCCACGTGGCGGTGGCATATATTACTGGGTTGCATCTAGCGGAGCTACAGTTCCTGGATACAACTTAGCTCAGTCTTATGGCGCTTCAGATGTTCCAACCATTCAAAACGGAATCATTATTTCTGATGCATCCCGATTTGTTCTTGCTTTGGGATGCAACGACTATGGAGAGTCCTCCATAAATCCCATGCTGATTCGTTGGTCTGACCAACAAACAACCATTAATTGGACACCAAGCCCTGCCAATCAGGCAGGTAGTTTGACCCTATCGCATGGTTCTACGATAGTTGGAGCGATTCAATCTCGTCAAGAGATAGTGGTTTTTACTGATTCTGCGGTTTATTCTTTGCAATATGTGGGCTTACCGGCGGTATGGAGTTCTCAGTTGATGATGGAGAACACATCCATACTGGGTCCTAACGCCATTTCTTTGGCATCGGGAACCGTTTACTGGATGGGTAATGGTAAATTCTATGCGTACAACGGTACAGTACAAACCCTTAATTGCGATTTGCGTGAATTTGTCTTTAGTAACATCAACTTAACTCAGAATTATCAAGTTTATTCTGGGACTGTAGAAGCATTTAATGAGGTGTGGTGGTTTTATTGTTCTGCAAATTCCACCCAAATTGATACTTATGTTATATATAACTACGTAGATAACGCCTGGTATTACGGATATTTGGGTCGCACGGCATGGCTTGACAGGGGCGTTCGTTCTTATCCTATTGCCGCAACGTACAACAATAACCTGGTTTATCAAGAAAACGGCACGGATGACAATACAACCGGTACGCCTGCTTCAATTTATTCATTTATTCAATCATCCGAATTTGATATTGATGAGGGCGATAGATTCTCATTCGTATGGCAGTTATTGCCGGACGTAAGATTCAATGGTTCTAGCTCAACGTCACCGCAAGTCACGATGACGTTGTATGGATTACAAAACTCAGGCTCAGGGTACAACCTTTCTCAAG